GGCAACAGGCTGCAAGGCCGCGACCATAGAGGCACGCGCCGTGCGGGAAAAGTGGGTTCGCTCCACCGAAAGCACCCGGCCAGCCAGCCAGAATGAACGCCTGGCAAAAGTGGTGGACCGGCTGATCGGCGAAGTCGAAGCCATCGGGATGGGCAACGGCGAGGGCGGGACGCTTCTGGACAAAGCCCGCATCGATGCGATCTCGGCGCTGACGCGTACCCTCGAAAAAATCGGCGAAATCACGCGCGGCAGCGATAGCGCGAAAGAGAACCAGATAAAACGAGATGCAGACATGGCCGGAATTCTCCGTCGAATTGACCAACGAATTGTCGAGCTGGCTGAGGGCTATGCAAGACAACTGGTCCGCCGAAAACCTGAGGGGCCGACCTGTTGAGCAGATCGAGAACGAATGGATTTTTCATGCGCGGCTTGCCCAGTATCGGCTGGAGCGGCAGCAGCCCGCGACCTGGCTTGTCATCGGCGGGCGCGGCGCCGGAAAGACGCGACTTGGTGCGGAGTGGGTGAATAGTCTCGTTCGCGGTTTCTCACCCTTTTCCGAAAAGAAACATATGCACATCGCGCTGGTCGGCGAAACGCTCGGCGATGTCCGGGAAGTGATGATCGACGGGCCTTCCGGCATCATAACGATATCGCGTCACAATCGTCCGCGCTTCGAGGCAAGCCGGCGGCGGCTGGTCTGGGACAGCGGCGCGGTGGCGCAGATATTTTCGTCCGAAGATCCCGAAAGTCTCAGAGGGCCGCAGTTCGAAGCGGCGTGGTGCGACGAGCTCGGCAAATGGAAAAATGCCGAAGCCTGTTTCGACATGCTGCAGTTCGGTTTGCGGCTCGGCGATCAGCCACGGCAGCTTATCACCACGACGCCCCGTCCGACAAAGCTCCTGAAGCGCCTGCTGGCGGAACCTGGCGTTGTCATCGAACGAATGAGAACCGATGAGAACGCGGGCAATCTGTCCCCGGCGTTCCTGCGGATGATGGAAAGGCGCTATGGCGGCACCGCTCTGGGAAGGCAGGAACTCAATGGCGAACTGATCGAAGACCGCGACGATGCTCTTTGGTCGCGCGGCATGATTGAAAATGTCAGGATTGCTGAACCGCCCGAGCTTTGCCGCATCGTCGTTGCGGTGGATCCGCCGGCTAGTTCGCGCAAGACGTCGGACGCTTGTGGCATCGTTGCGGCCGGGCTGGACCAGGAGGGGCAGGTTATTGTGCTGGCCGATGCAACCGTGCGGGCAGCAAAGCCACATGAGTGGGCCGCTGCAGCCGTTGCGCTGTTTCATCGTCTTGAAGCGGATTGCCTTGTTGCAGAGGTCAATCAGGGCGGCGACATGGTGACGGCGGTGATCCGGACAGTGGACCCGTCTATCCCGGTGAAGGCGGTGCGGGCGACGCGTGGGAAATGGCTGCGCGCCGAGCCCGTCGCAGCACTTTACGAACAAGGCAAGGTGCGGCACGCCGGACGCTTCGTCGAGCTTGAAGACGAGATGTGCGACTTCGGCCCGAACGGACTGTCCGGCAGCCGGTCGCCCGATCGTGTCGATGCACTCGTCTGGGCGATCAATGAACTGATGCCGGATCAAATGGCGCGACCGCGCATCCGGGACCTTTTGTAGCGCGCAACGCGTCGTTCAAATTCAAACAGGATGGACATATGGCTTGGAAATGGCCCTGGCCTCGCGATGCGGGGAACGGCAGCGTGCGACCCGAACGCAAGAGCGGCAATCAGGGTGGTTTTGTTGCCATCCACGCCCAGGGCGAAGCCCGCTGGACACGGCGTGATTATGCGACGCTGTCGCGTGAAGGTTTCATGCGCAATCCGGTCGTGCACCGGGCGGTCCGGCTGCTCTCCGAGACGGCCTCCGCGATACCGTGGCTGCTTTACGAAGGGGTTGCGGAACTCGACGAGCATCCGCTTTTGAGGCTGCTTGAGCGGCCCAACCAGCGGCAGGCAGGGGCGTCGTTTCTGGAGGCGCTCTATGGGCATCTCCTGCTGGCGGGAAATGCCTATGTCGAGCTGATCGAGGCAGGCGAGGGCGCGCGGGAGCTACATCTCCTGCGGCCCGATCGTGTGACCGTTCTGACGGATGCTTCCGGATGGCCTTCAGCGCTCGAATACCGCGAAGGCACGGGCAAGCGAAAAGCGCCCATGGGCGTCGTTTCGGGCGGTGGGGCGCTGCATCTGACGCTGTTCCATCCGCTGGACGATCACTACGGTTTTCCGCCGCTCGAGGCTGCACTAATGGCCCTCGACACGCACAATGCGGCGGGACGCTGGAACAAGGCGCCGCTCGACAATTCCGCACGTCCCTCGGGCGCGCTGGTCTATGCGCCGAAGGAAGGCGGCAACCTCACCGACGAGCAGTTCGAGCGGCTGAAGACCGAGCTCGAAGAAGGGTATTCGGGCACGACCCGCGCCGGCCGGCCGCTTCTGCTGGAGGGCGGGCTGGATTGGAAGGCCATGGGCATGACGCCGAAGGACATGGACTTCATCGAGGCGAAGCATTCGGCAAGCCGCGATATTGCGCTGGCCTTCGGCGTGCCGCCGATGCTGCTCGGCATTCCCGGCGACAACACCTACGCGAACTATCAGGAAGCGAACCGGGCTTTCTACCGCCTGACGATCCTGCCGCTGGTGGCCCGTATTTCCAAAGAGCTTTCCGGCTGGCTTGGCCCGGTGTTCGGCGAGGAATTGCGGCTCTGGTACGACGCCGACCGTGTCGACGGGCTGTCCGGAGAACGCGACGCACTGTGGGCGCGAGTGGGGGCAGCAACATTCCTGAGCGATGACGAGAAGCGCGACGCGGTGGGTTATCAGCCGCGCGATATGGCGTGATCGTTCGCTCCAAACGAGGAGGTTCATCATGACCGAGATGTCACAGACAGCCTGGATCTGGTTTGCCAAAAGCGCCGGCGCGGTCGCCGGTTCGGCGATTTCGCTGGCTTATATTCTGCCGCATGGGCGGCACGACGCGGCGGCACGCTTCGCGGTTGGCGTGGTGTGCGGCCTGGTGTTCGGCGGAACCGCCGGCCTCAAGGTCGCAGCCGAACTCGGCGTTCAGGACATGATCGCGCCGGGCGAACTTGTGCTGATGGGATCGGCGATCGCGAGCCTTTGTGCCTGGTGGGCGCTGGGGTTCGTCATGCGCGCTTTCCAGCACAGCAGCCTCGCCCGGTTCATCGAAAGGAGACATGAGAGGATGAATGGCGATGGGCGTTGATGCGGCAAGGTTTTGCGAACGGAAATTCGTCGATCTGGTGCTCGACGAAGTTGAAACGGACGGCTCCTTCTCCGGTTACGCCAGCCTGTTCGGGCGGGTCGATCTCGGCAAGGATATCGTCGAGCGAGGAGCCTTCGCCAAGTCGCTGCGGACGCGCGGAGCACCTGGCATCCGGATGCTTTTCCAGCACGACCCCAACGAACCGATCGGGGTCTGGACCGAGGTGAAGGAAGATGCGCGCGGCCTGTTCGTTCGCGGGCGACTGGCGAAGGACGTAGGCCGGGCTCGAGACGTGCTCGGCCTGATGCGTGGCGGCGCGCTGGATGGCCTGTCGATCGGATTTCGGGCCGTTCGGGCCAAAAAAGATTCGGCAAGCGGCATTCGCCACATCTTCGAGGCGGACCTCTGGGAGATATCCGTCGTCACCTTTCCGATGTTGCCCGAGGCGCGCATCGAAACGGTGAAAGGGCGAAAGCGTCCGCTGCCGACAATACGCGAATTCGAATGCTGGCTCACGCGGGATGCGGGGCTGACAAGGAGCGAAGCCAGGGCGGTCATCGCCAAGGGCTTCGCCAATCTCGTGAGCGGGCGGGATGCCGCGGCGGGAACACCCACAGGCCTCGCGGCCACGATCCGCGAAGCGACGCGGATGATCAACGAAACAAGGAAATCCCTCATATGAATGCAGCACACAATTGCGGTGCGCTCGAAACCAAATCGGCTTCGGGCGAGCATCTCGATCTTTCCGATGCCTTCGGCGAGTTCATGACGACCTTCGAGGCGTTCAAGGACAGCAACAATGAAAGGCTGGCGCAACTCGAACGGCGCGGCACCGATGTCGTGACGACCGAAAAGGTCGATCGTATCTCGCGCGCACTGGACGAGCAGAAACGCGCCCTCGACAATCTCTCACTGAAGAAGATCCGCCCCGCACTTGGGCGCGAAGGCGGCAGGCTCGCATACAGCGAACACAAGAGCGCGTTCGAGGCTTATGTCCGCAATGGCGACGATCGCCAGCTTCGTGCACTCGACACCAAGGCGATGTCCTACGGTTCCGGCCAGGATGGCGGCTATCTGGTGCCGGACGAAACCGAGATGGAAATCGGCAGGCGGC